GTACGTTGGTCAGTTCCATTTCTCTCTCACTTGTTGATCCTTGGCCGCTTCCCGTTGAACATCCACAGGCAACCGCCAATAAGGAGCAGCGATAGCGTTGTGATGTAGAAGAGGATCACGTCAGGCCGTTACTCGGGAACGATGTTGACGATTGCATACGATCCGCCGAGGCCGGACGTAAGCGTTACCTGCTGAGGCAGCGTGTACATGGTGACAAGCTCAGGAAGCTCATCGTCGATACCGATCTGGCTAAGCTCGCCAAGCGATACCGACAGGATGTGATTCGTGTTCGATCCGTATTCCGTCAGGGTCGCCAGTTCAGGGGTGTGGCTCTCGAACGATTTCAGGTTCTCACAAAGGCTCGTTGCCATCTTGTAGATGGCGTACTTCTGATCTTCGGTCAGGTTTTCGTAAGGCGTGATCATCGGTTGTTGGTTTTATTGGTAAACTCGGACGTAGACCTGAACGTTGTCGGTAGAGGGAAGCTGCGTTCCGCTTGTGTCAACTGTTTTGTATTGCCATCCGTCGGACGCTTGCCAAGGTTCCGGGGTCGCTCTCATCTGAGTACTGACAAGCGCCACGCTGAACCCTGTCTTGCCTTCTGTGAATGGCGTCCCGCTTGCCGCCTGTAGCTTATACTCGCCATCGCCAAGGTCTACGATGGTGAAGTCCATCGGGAATTGATTCACGCCCGTCATCACCCAGTGATCCACGTCCCACATGAACTCGGCATCCAGTATGGTCGGCACATTCGCCGCATCCGCCTTCGTCCCTATCGTGTTGGCCAGCGTTTCAAGCTGCTGCGCGAGCGAGGTGTTGTCCTGTGGGGTTCCGGTTAGGTCGCCGAAGCCGACGGAGCCGCTGTCACCGCCGTCGTCACGCTGGTCAGTCTCCCAAGCATCGTCCGCCTTGGCAATGTCGATGTCCTGCTTGTACGGTAGCGAATTGTAAGCGCCGGGGCCGACCTTCCCCTTTTGCGTGTCGCTCTCGAATCCGAGTTGCCCGGCCTCCAGCGTCACGTTGTCGGCCTGCATTTGCAAAGCCGTATCGCGTACCTGTGATTTGGTCCAGTCTATCGTTGCCATTATCCACGGTATTGATCTTGACGCTCCGAGCGGCGCATGATGAACCCGCCGCTGTTCTTCCCCTTGATCCGCTCTTCGCTATCCACGTTCGTCGTGTACCATGTGTAGGTCGCTACGTTGTCGCACAGGTACTCCACAAGTCGATCCAAGCGCGTTTGCGCCCGCGTGCGCGCCGTCGTGGTCTGGTCGGAGACTTCGCCCCTAGAAAGGCTTTCCTGCCCCTGCCCTACCACTTTCACGATTCCGGCCCGCTCGAACTCGGCCACCATGTCCGTGACGGCCAGTTCCCGAACCCGCCAAGCCATCCAATCTTTCAGGTATGCCAAGAGCGCCGTGTAGCTCCCCGGCGTAGCGTAGACCAAAGCGTACCCCGTGCGCCCAAGGACTTTCTCGGCCTCCAAGTGAACGTCCGCGATGGCGTTCGCGACCTTCCTCAACTCGACATTCTCGTTGAGTTGCGTGATCGTCTGAATGTCGGAAAGGGCGATCAGGTCAGGCATTCTCAACCCCGTTTTGCGTGTCCATAGAACCCGAACCCTTCAGCGCCTCGCATATCAACAGCCCGTCGCGATCATCGCCGAACAACTCCAAGCCGTTCGCTAGGCGATCCTCCCCTACCGTGGTCCGTGCTATGTAGGTCTGGCGCTGTAATACCGGATCCTTCGCAGGCTCAAAGGCCGTCAGTTGCTTTATCCGAGCCTCGTGCGTCTTGATCCCGCACAGGTCCATGATCCGCTTCGCCGGAACAGTGAGCGCCCGTTGCAAAGGCTTCACCTTCGTGTTGACGAACAGCGAAAGGGTTTCCGTGACCGCCAAACCCTTGCCGCTCATCCCGGTGTTCACGTCGATACCCATAAGGATGGGAGGTATCCCGAAGGCGCGGTAAATGGCCTGTTCGTACTTGTCCTCTACCGTCTGAAGTTCACCAGCGTGGTCACCCCTTTCGAGCTTGGTGATTAGCGGAGCGCCTTCGGCTACTGTTCCCGTCGTGACCGCATAGCTCTTGCCGTCCTGACCTGTGAATACGGCCTCAATACTCTCATCGAGTTGGATCAGGTCGGCCTCGTCGCTGTTGTCGAAGACGTGGATATGGAATGCCGGACGGAATCCAGTATCTAGTTGTGTCAGATTGAAGCGCGGGATCCTTGAAAGAACCTCAGCGTTCGTGATGCCCGGCAGCCACCAAGGCAGTCCGAGATAGTCCGTCCCTTGGTGATAGGACTTGTAGACGATCACCCGCTTCTTCTGACGGCCCTCCGCCTCCCATGACGGAAGTGTGATCAATGGAAAGTCCTTGCTACGCTTGGCGTACTGCTCCCAATTCGAGCACCAGTAATGGTTCTGGATCAGTCCGATTTCGTCCTTCTTCCCGCTGCGCAGTCGCGACCCGTCAAGGTGGTAAACGGCGGCGGGCTGGCCCTCTCCACTGAATACCACTTCCATTGATCCATAACCGACCAAGCCCACATCCTTTCCCACTGCATTTCCGAAGTAGTCCGGACCCTCTTCAATGGCCTGACCTTGCGAAAGCAGTTCGGCCCACTTGTCGTTAGCCTCTTCAATGGGCTTTTCGTCCTTGTCCACGAACTCCACACCGTGCCCGGCGATGAATTGCGCCATCGTATCCACGCAAGCGTTCAGCGGTGGACAGTTGTCCGCAAGCGCGCGCAGGAACTCGTTGAACAGGTTGTGCCGTCCGTGACGAACAAACGGCTCGTTCCGGTACTCCGTGGAAAGTATGGCTGGCGCGTTCGACTGCTGCCCGCCCATGTTCACCACGCGCGCGACACGCCGAAAACTCCGGCCTACCCTTGCTCCTGTTCCGCTTGCTGCTTCCATCTTTTACACGAACGGCGGACAGGTTGCCCAGCCCGCCGTTGGCGTTTGGAGTGTAACCGGTCGTCGCTTACTTGCTCTCCTCGATGAAGAGGGAGAAGTTGTCCTTTCCGCTCTTCTTGTCGAGGTTCTTCAGTGCCTTCGCGAAGATTTCGGCGTCGGGGCCGCTGAGGTGTTCCTGTGTGATCTCGTGCTTGAAGCCCGGATACATCACGCTCTTCTTGTCGCCTTTGATCTTGTACTTTGCCATAGCGGGCGCGGGTGTTGACTTGGGTGCGTTGATGGGTTCCATTATTCAGCGGCGATGAGTGCGGCCAGCGTGGTAGCTGCGTCCGTCATGAACAACTCGAAGTACTTGGCGCTCTCCGGGTTCGTCTCCGAAGTGGAAAGGGTCACGATCTCGCCCAGCCCCTCTGAAGTGGAGCTTGCCTTGTTCGTGTCGAGGCTCAACCCTGCGGTGTAGCCCGTCACGATGAACGCACCGTTCTTCGCCTCAACGATGCTCACGAGGTTCGTGCCCTTCAGTTGGGTAACGCTTGCGCGGTTCGCGCCGTTCAGACCGATCAAGCGGCCTTGGAGGACTGGCTTGTGCGTCTGTGCGCCCGTGTTGGCGTCCGTGGTCATTTCCTCGTCCAGCTGGAAGCCCCGGTTGTCGAAGTTCCACGGCAACAGTGCGCTGCCAGCGGTGAAAGTCGTGGAGCGGCCAGTGGTCGCGCTGATAGCGCCGAAGCTGATATCAGCGCGGTTGATGAGCCAGTGGTGAAGTTCGTTCAGTCCAGAGGCTACGGATCCGCAAGAAGAGAGCGGCGTCCGCGTGTTGGTCAGGCTGCAAGCCATGTTCGTTCTGTGTTGTTCGTTGCTTAGTAGGCCGGTACGATGTAGATCGGGTGGACGATCTGCGTTCCTGCGCAGTATTGAGCGCGGAAGTAGTTAAGCTGGTCCTTCAGTTCGTACCAAGCCTCAACCTTCGCCATATCGTCCGAGCTATCGGTACCGAATACGTAGTTCTTGTGCGTGCTCAACAGCGCGCGGTGGGGTTGCACATAGCCGAAGTCGGCGGACTTCCAACGCTTGTCCCAGTCCGGACGCTTGATCAATGGGATGCCGTTGAAGGTCAGCGTGCGCACGCCGTTCACGAGCGTGGAGTAAGCAGCTTCCGCCCCGGTCTGCGTTTGCAGATAAGCGAGATAGTTCTCGTAGATCGAGCGCGTCACGTCAAATCGTGCTTCGCTCGAATCGAACTCGGCCAATTCATCCGTGCGGGCCTCGTACATCGCTTGCAGGATGTCCTTCGATGCCCCTGCCTTCAGCGTGGTATTCTTCACTGCTGCGGTAGTGGCTGCAACTCCGCTTGAAGCGAGGTCGCCCGATACGTTCACGGCTGCGCCGACCAACACGTTCATTCCGGGATAGCCCGCCTCGACAATGATGGTTCCAGCCCCTGCCGTTACCACACACTTGCCAAATCGGGCTGCGATAGTCGCAGCGTGCGCCGTTACGAAGTTCTGCGCCGTGATGGTAAGGGAAGTAGCGAATGTGGCTAGGTAATCCACCCCGTTGATCGGGATGTTAGCAGTGCCAGAGGTTCCGCTAAGGGTCATGGTCTTCTTGCCCTTGACCGCCACTTGGTTCTGGTACGTGCTGGAGTTGATGTCCACATACTGAGCGGAGAGGATATCTCCAGCCTCAACAGCGGCCTGAACACGCGGCCAGATGCCGGTGTATTCCTTGTAATCCACGTCTGCTGTACCGGAAGGAGAGTAAAGACCGCCAGTGTTGGTCATGGTTTCCTTCGCAGTGTCGCCCAGCCAACCTTGGCGGATGCTATCGCGGGTCATCGCATCGGCGAAAGCCTTGATGATGATCGCGCGCAGTTCAGGGCTGTTCTCTACGTCGTTGGCATCAACGCCGCTATCGACGAGGACTTGGTAAACCGATTGCCAGAACTCGTCCGGTGTCTGCTCCACCTGTGCCTTCATGCGAGCGACCGTCAAGGTCTTCGCAGTGATGGTCACGCCAGTGCTTGACGTGAAGGAGGTTCCGCGCTGGTAACCCTTGGTGATCTTGTCAAGGGGCGAGATCATCAGCAATTCGCGCGACGTTTTCACGTCTGGAATCACCGTGAACTGCTCGTTCAGGATCGGGTTATCAATGAAGAGGGGCGTGAAGAATTGGTACAGAAGATCTTTCTGTACGTAGCTCAACCCCGATGGGACGACGAGACTTGCCATGTGTGTAAGCCTTACGGCTGGTTGTTACTAGGTTCGTGTTATGCTTTTGCGGCTTCGGCCTTTTTGCGCTTGGCCTTCGTTTCGTGTACGGCGCGCTCCACGTCGCTCATTTGTCCGAAGACCTTGGCGACGAACTCCGTCTTTTCGTCTTTCACGGTTCCGGGCGATGCGCCGATCTCGGCAGCGGTGTTGTTCGCCACGGTCTTATTCGCCAGAGGCTCTTTCAGCTTGGCTTGCAGCGCCACCACTTCGTCAGCCTTGGCCTTCGCTTCGGTCTTCGCGGCTTCCACCTCTGCGGTGAGTTCGGCGAGTTTCGGGGCGAGGTCTTCGGGCTTGGCGGCTTCGAGGTCTTCGATCTGCTTCTTCAGCGCGTCGATCTCGGTCTGCTTGTCCGCGATCGCAGTATCCTTTTCGGACAACTGATCGGCCACGGCCTGATCCACGTCCACCTCTGCGGTAACCGCGCCACCGAAAGCGGCGGCGATGGCCTTGGGAAGTGACAGCGTGACTTTCACGTTCTTCTTTTCGCTCATTGCGATGGTTTTCTGTTCAATGGGTGTCGCCTCGTACATCGCGGCGAGCTTCATCGTGCTCTTCATCACCTTTCCAGCGAAGCCCATTTCGACCGCCTGTTGTGCGTCGAGGGTCTTCGTGGATGCCATCATTTCGCGGATCTTCGCTTCCTTCAGGCCGGTGAGCTTGTTGTATATCCGCGCCAGTGCATCATTGCCAAGCGCGCACATTTCAATTGTCGCCCCGCTGCATTCGTGGATCATCCACACGGCGTTGGGGGCCATGCTGATATTCTCAGCGCCAGCAGCGGCAGCTATAACGGTGGCGGCTGACATGGCCGCGCCCCACACGTTCACTTTGAATTTCAATCCTTGCGCCTGTGCCCAATCGTAAAAGGCCGTAGCATCATCAAGGGATCCGCCGTGACTATACAGGTTGACCGTTATTTGTCCAGCGTCTTCGGCAGCGTAATAGGTGAAGGCCCTTTGTAAATCGGCGAACCGGACATCGTATCCGATCTCGCCAGTAATCCACAGTTGCGTTCCGTCCTCGTTTTTCGAGGTGCGTATGAACGGCGATAGTGCGGGCATCGGAACAAACGTCCGATCCGCGCGATACGCGATTGGGCGGAACTTCCGGACTTTCTATCCGCGAAGCCTGCGTGCCTCTTTAACGGTAGTGAGGGCGACATCATACTTGACCGCCAACTCCTCTTCAATGTCGCGTGCTGTGCGCGATGTCTTTCCGTAGAGCGCGAAGAAGTCGGCACGGATGGCAAGGTCGCGCGCGCGGTGAAGGGCCACGAGGTCCGATGATAGCAGCGCGTCAAGGGCCTGCTCCCCGTTCTTTCCCTTTACCAGTTCAAGAAGCTGCGTTCGTATCTCGATGATCATGCTGCGCTTGCGGTTTCTTGGAAGTCAACCTTGTTCTCTACTTCCCTCAGTTCGGTGATCGAGGTGTATACCGGACGTGATGCGAAGGATTCCAGCGAAGCGGCCAACCTTCCGGCCAACAGGTCCGATGGCGTGGGGCGCGGTTCTGAGAATCCGCCGCCCTTCCTGAACGTCTGGGGTGTGTTGACTATCCCGCCGCCGACGTGTCCGGGCAATGAGCCGAGGCGGAAGTCGCGGGCGATATCGTTGGACGTCTGCGGGAATCCGGGGACGCCGAGCTTGCCCCATATTCCGGGACCAAGTGCCTGCTCTGCTTTGGCGCGGCTCTGTCGGCTCAATACCAGTTCATCGGTCTGCAACGTGACGGCTCCACCTCCAAGGGTGCGAACCAACACATTATCGCCATTGCTTCGGCGAATTGGTCGCCCCCATGATGATCGAACGACGCCGTTCACTTCGCCACCCTTGACCAATCCCGGCACGAATTGCGGTATCGACTGCGCAGCGATCACGCCAATGGACACGGCGGCGCGGATCTTCGCGGCTGTGACCTGTGCGGTGGTCAATGCTACGCCAGCAGGACCAAGCAAGGCGTTCGCCGCTGCGATGCCCGATATTTCAATCTGCGTGTTCGTGATGATCCTCGCTATAGCTGCGGCCTTTTCCAGTGCGAACAACGCCTTTTGGATGGCGCTGCCCTTTTCCAAGTTGCCCGCGATAGCGGCTGCTATCTGTGAAATGCCGCTGTACTCTTCAGCCTTGATGTTGAGCTTGGCTTCCTTCAGGTCTTGGGCCAGCTTCAACTCGTCTACGTTCGACTGCTTCTTTATGTCGAGTATCCCGCGCTCCTGCTCTTCAATAAGCGCCGAAACAGCCTCGCCATTGGCTACGCGCGCCTCGAACTCTGCATCGAACGAGGCATTGTAAGCGTCTATCCGCGCCTGCTGAAGTTGTTCTTCCAGTGGTGCGCGCTCACCGGCCTGCCTCGCGAGGATGGCATTGAGTTCTTCGCCCTGCGCTTCGGTCGTAGCAAGCTCTACGGCATGCTTCCGGTTGAGCGTTTCAAGCGCCGTCTCCGCACCCTTGGCGGCGCGTTCCTGATTCCGTAGCTCGTTTGCGTCCTCTTTCGATGTCCGCTCCGCCTCGAACTTGTTGCGGATGTCCCGTAGCTCTTCCTCTGTTTCGGTAGCGATGCGCGCAAGGATCTCCTTGTCACCCTGCGCCGCTTTGATGCGCGCCCGACTGTCCACGATCACCTCGGCTTGTGCCTTGGCTTGTGGTCCGCTGATCGGACCCGCCGCCTGTTGTACTAGCGCCTCGGCTTCGATGGCTTTGTTCTTTGCCCGGTCATTCTCCGCTTTGGTCAGGTCGGCAAGCACTTGGATCCGGTCCTGATCATCCTTTGTCCGGTCCTTGGTCGCCTTGGATGTTCCCTGAAGTCCGTTGATCTCGCGCTGAAGGGCTTCTATGTTCGCGTTTGCCGCCGTCAGGCCTGCCGTGTCGCTTGCGGTCAGCAAGTCCCGATCGGCCTTCGCGTTCTTCAGTTGCTCTTTCAGCGAGGCGAGCGACTTTCCCTCCGCACTTTGTCCTTCTACAGACTTTCCGGTAGCTGTTGCGCGGATGTCAATAGCAGAAATTTCGGCCTCTAGCGATGCGATTCGCTCCTTCGATGCCTGTGCCCCGCGCGCGTCCATCGCGTTCAGGTGCTCAAAGGCCGTCTTTTCCTTTTCCAGTTCAGCCGTAAGGCGTGCGCGGGTGCCTGCGATCGTCTCGGATGACTTCGCTTGCGCATCCGCTTCGGCCTTCCCCTTGGCTACGAGTTCGTCGAACAACTGAAGGCGCGCGATAGCAAAGGCGCGCTCCTTTGCACCCCCTTGTTCCGCAGCGTCCGTGATCTGCTTTTGGAAGAAGATACGACGGCGCGCCAACTCGCCAGCGTCCTCGACTGCGGACTGTGCCGCATTACGTACAAGCGCGCTTTCGCGGTCCAGCCGTGCCTTCAGCGCGTCACTTACACCGCCGCCCGTCTGAATGGTCGTGAACGCATCGCCAAGGGATCGGAGGTTCGCAGTTACTCGCTTGGCGAAGTCGTCGGATCTGTCCGCGATGTCCTTCACCGTTTCATCCGCCTTCAGTCCTGCCAACCCCTGAAGGGATTCGCTCAGGAAACGAAGTGACCCGCGAACGATGTTCCCGATAACACTGTCCCCCTTGTTCAGCGAAAGGACGAACGCTTCCCAAGAAGCCCCGGCCTTGTCGATCTCTCCGGATATGCTGTTGAGCTTTTCACCGGCTACGTCGTTGGCGAAGCCCGCAGAGTTTACCTCCTTCGTGTAGTCGTTTACCCCCTTCGCCCCGTTCTTCACGAGGATGTTCGCCGCCGTCAGTTGTTGGTTACCGAAGATCAGGCCCAACGAATAGTCGCGCTGCTCGTCTGTCAACCCAGCCGTTGCCGTCTGAAGTTCACCGGCAAGGTTCGCAAGCCCCTTGAAATTGCCTTGCGCATCGAACAGCTTGGATGATCCATCCTCTGCGGTGATTCCGAGCTTCTTCAGTTCCTCAGTAGCCGCTTTCGATGGGCTGGTGAGGCTCGACAATACCCCGCGAAGGGAAGTGCCCGCCTGCTCACCGATCACTCCGCTCTGGGCGAACAGCGCGATCGTTCCTACCGTCTCTTCCAGTGCGACATTGTTCGCAGCCGCCACGGGTCCGACGAACTTCAGCGCGTTACCGAAGTCCGATACTTCACCCGCCGCCTTGTTCGCGCCCGCCGCCAACAGGTCGGCGATGTGCGTCACGTCCTGCCCCTGTAGGCCGAACTGATTCATTGCCGAGGATGCGAACTCCGCAGCCTGCGCAACGTCCAACGTTCCCGCCGCGCTCAGTTGCAAGGCACCCTCCAAGCCCCCGGCAAGGATATCCCCTGCGCTCACCCCGGCCTTTGCCAGCGCCTCGAATGCCTTCAGCGCCTCAACAGGTGCTACCCCGAACTTCGGCCCTAGCTCAATGGCCGCTTGGCCGATCTTGTCGATGTCCTTCTTGAATTCCCCACCAAGCGCCCGGACGTTGGCCAGTTCCTGATCGAAGTCAACGATCGTGTCGATGGTGGAGCCCAAAGCACGTTGAACGCCGTAGATCGCTGCTCCGACGCCTACGTATTGCAGGGCTACGCTTGACAGCGTGCTCTTCAGTTCAGCCCCTTGGCCGCTTACGAACTTGTCGAACTTGTCACCTAGCGTCTTTGTGCTGTTGTCTATGTCCTTCAGACCCTTTTGATACTGGGCCTGATCGATCTTTCCGGACTTGAACTCCGCGTTCAGCTGGCGAAGTTCCTCTTCCAGCTTGGCACTCTTGGCAGTTACGCCTTCGAGTTCCTTGGAAAGCTTGGCGTTGGCCTGTTGACCGGACGCCAGTTCGCGGTTCACCTCGTCTAGCTGGCGCTTGTACTCTTCCTCTGTGATCGCCCCTTTCTTCCAAGCGATGTTGAGTTCCGTCAGGGTGTTCTGGTTCTTTTCCAGCCCCGCGTTCACCCCTGCCAGTTCAGCCTTCAGGTTCCGTTCCTGCGCTCCGATCTGGCCAAGGACGCCGCTCTGCTTGATCGCCTCCAAGTTGGCGTCGGCCATCTTGTCCCTGAACCGCAAGTGCGCTTCGGTCAGCCCGGAAACGTCGTTGCGCTGTTCACGGTACACACCTGAAAGGCGGGCGTGGAGCGCGTCGGCTTCCGTCACCTTCCGGTTATTGTCAGCCAAGGCCGATTCGTACCGGCGAAGAAGACGGGCCTGCGCTTCGGTGGCCTGCCCCTCGTTCTTTATCGTGGTGACGAGCGCCTGTTGTTTGGTCAGGAGGTTGGTCGTTTCCTTGACCAGTTGCTTCTTTGCGAAGCCGTTCTCATCCAGCCGCTTCTTCGTCTGCTCCAGTTCACGAAGGGCCGGACCCTGCTCGATGCGGATCTCGTAAATGGCCTCGCGTTTGGTTTCCTCAGCCATGTGGGTTCACTACTTGTGGGTATTGCTGTGATAGTTTGAATGCGGGTAGATTTGTGGCATGAAATACACCACACTCCTCTTTGCCCTCTGCGTCTCGCTTTGTTCCGTTGGACAAGAGGCCCACATTCCGAACCTTCGGCTGGTTGGAGAACTTCAGGAACGGGCCGCCGATGATCGGGACCGCGCTTGGCTGTCCAGTTTGGTGGGTGCCGTGTTCGCCGGTAGCGTCCTGTTCACGGATGGAAAGGATGAGCATATCAACCAGAAGGACAGGTTCGCCGCTTGGTGCATCCTTTCCGCTGGCGTGACGATCCACATCGGCCTGAATATCCGCGCGAACGGCAGGGAACGCCGTGCCGCCCGCATTCTTCAGGGTAGGTCGTTCGATTAGCATTAGATGAACAGTACGGATGGAACAGGTTCGTCTCCGAACGAGAATCCGGGGAACACCAGCCATGCCGATGGAGTTGGCCCCCAGAACGTTCCGGGGTTCATGTCGGATGGGCCACCTGTGTTCAGGTACTTCACGTTCTCGGGATCCGCGCCGAATGTCCCGCCCGATGTAAATACCCAATAGCCAAGGCCCGGCTCGGAATAGAGGCTGTCTGCGTAATGGGTGCCGCCTTGTTTTGTCCACACATTCGCGTCCGTGGGGTGTGGGCAATAGATGCCGTTCACCGCTTCCGTTCCTGCTCCGAATACACGAACGCCACCCGCGCAGAAAGTCACGGATGGATAACTCAGTGCCGGGTTCTGAGGCAAGGAGTAGTCCTCTCCGGGTATCTCGGTCAGCAAGCATGTGGTGGTCCCGTTGATGCCGAACCGATGCTGCTTGATCTCTGACACGTACCACCACGAAGGGCCGGAACTGTCATCTATCAGCGTGGGCATACCAAGATCGAAGTCCGTCAACTCGTTGTCGCGGAGCTTCATTTTGCACTCCAGCATACGCGACCTCTGAAGTTCGGCGATTCGTCGCGACCACCTTTCTTCAATCACGTAGCTCTCTGCTGCAACATTGCCGCTCACGTTCCCGAATGCGAGCGGATAGCTGTCCTCCGGCTTGACGAAGTAGCAGTTCGGGTAGTGGTCAAGGTCGGAACCGTCGAAGCGCCATGTGCCGGACGGAAGCGTGGTAACGCCATCGAAAATCAGCAAGCGCGGCTCTACTTCGTAGCTGTTCTCTTGGTACACGCCGTCCTTCTTTCGCATAGCTGGCATAAGCACGCCGCCAAGCGTTGTGGCCATTGCCGTTGCAGCGAACGGTAGTTCAATGCTCTGTTCGGATGACGGCCCGCCAATCTCCACATCCCGGTTCCCGTACCCTACCGTATGGAACACGCGGTTGATCTTGTGAACCAGCGCGTCGTTACCATCGTTCTTGAACCTGAACTTGATCCGGATCGGTCGCTGATCGTAGATTTTTGCGGGTGCCGTAGTGTGATCCATGCGCCTAGTGAAGTCGCGCGTGGTAATGACATTTGACGGCTTACGGAAGAAGTCGGGATCGTACTCTAGCGTGATGGTCTGGGCGTCAACATTCGTGTTGACCTTCAGGCACTGGTCGTTCACCAATGCCATGAGCAATTCCATCACCGTCATGTCCGGGCACACGGACGCTGGCAATAACTGAAGGTCTACGGCATAAGGCCGAACCGTTGGGGCGTATGTTATACGCGCATCGGCGTCGCCTACTTCGATCGTGTACTGTGCTCCAAGCTCACTGGCAAAGAGTATCGTTATCTCCTCTCCCGCCTCGATGAACACGTCAGGGAATACGCCGCTGAAGGTCAGGTCTACACCCGCCACGAAAGGATCCGTGACCAGTTCAGCCATGACGTAATCGAGCGTGATGTTGTAAAGCTGAATGTGGAGCGGCGTTCCGTCCAACAGGTAAACGCCCGGCCCTGCACCGCCTCCGAAGTCCCGTAGAACGAGGTCGGCAAGCGTTACCCGGATGACGCTATCGAAGTCGAGAACATACTTGCCAGTCAGCGTGTTGGGTCCGTACCGGTTGTTCGGGTCCGATATCTCCAACGTGTTGTCCAAAGGCCCGCCGATTCCATCGGCCAACGGTTGCGTGTCGGACTGCGTAAACTGATACCCGCCATCGAGCTTTCCGGGGTTCTCCACGGCGATATCCCCTCCCGTATTCTCCGCGATGCTCAGGGCGTCTTGCGCGCCTTCGTGCATGAACAGTTTTTTCCATGCGCGCGTGAACATGCCAGCGGGTCCGATCGTGTACCCTATTGAATCGAACGCCTCGAAAAGAACCCGGTGGATCCGCAGTCCGGGCCGCAGCGTTTCCCTCAGTACGTCGTAGGTCGATGCCCTGCCTTGGTAGCTACCGAAGTCGATCAGCGGCCATGCCACCATCATTTCCTCGTCCTCCCAACTGTCCTGAATGAGCGAATCGGTAACTAGGTCGGTCGGTTCTAGGTCAAGGTCGCGCAGCTTTGTCTTCTTGGCCCACTCGAACCATGTGGCGTTGCCTGATACGGTCTGGCATTCTATTTCATCCCTGTCCTGTCGCGCCTTTATGATTTGCGCGGAGAAAAGGTCAACGCTATCGTTTCCTATGCGCAGCGTCTTTCGACCGTTGGGGTCGATAGGTGCAACCGTTTCATTGCCGAACACGCGGCGTGATTCCTTCGTGGACAGGATGCGCATCGTTGTCCCTCGGAAGCCCCGGATCTTGGATACATCGGCAACGTCACTGATCGACAATGTGAACGCGGGCAACTGCCCCTCATCCAAATACACATCGCTATCGTCTACGCGCCCCCTCACGACTGCTGTGATAGTTGGTCAACACCCAAACGGTAGTCGATGGTCACGGGCTTCAGCATCGCGGCGCTTGAAGTGAGTACCTCGTCACTGTCCACGATCATGGGGGCCACTTGCGTAGCACTCAGCCTGAGAACCGCGTTCGGACCCTTGTAAACCCGCTCTGTCCAGTCATACCCCGTGCCCGCGCTGTAAGGCTTTTGCAACGTGGCAACCTTTCCGCGCGCCGTGAAGTTCTCCACGAGCCATCGGCGTACATCCTTGTCCACCGGAGCGGACGAAAGCGTGTAGTTCGTTGCGCCGCCCTTGGTCGTTGCGATTTCCCGGCCTGTGAAGGAGTAGTGGTCCACCCCGCCCAGTAAGTTGAGTACGCACGTAGGACGGCGTACCTCTTTGCATTTGGCGTCAACGTTGATGATGAACTTTTCGCTGTCCAAGTGCAAAAGATCCCCACCGACAACCTGAACGCTGTAACGCGCCGGAACCGTGATGAATGGAGACAGGTCGGCAGGGCCAACGGCCACGCTGAAGGCCGATGTGCGTGCCGATCCAAGGTCAAATGCGAGGGTCGTGATGGTCGTTTCCGTTCCATCGTCAGCCACTTCGCGGATCTTCAGACCCCGATCCACCTTGTACTCGTCTGGCGCGTCTCCGATGGGGTTCAAGAAGTGAAGGCGGAAGCGGTCGCTATCGGCCATCGTCAGGGTTCGCGGTGCGTAGGTGAGCGCCTTTTGCGCCGATCCCGTGGCCTCGAAGTCCTCCATATCCGCATCTTCCCACGTCAGGATCTCCGTTCCCGCTTCGTTGGTCCTGCGGTACGGGTGAACGGCGTTCACGGCTACCCGCCAATAGGGGGCGCCTTCGTCATTGAAGTCGTCGATCAGGATGTTCGCCCCCGGCACTTCCGCGAAGATGTCCTCGGAGGTTGTGGGGTAGTCCTCGCCCGGAAGCGCATACGTCTCAGCGATGCGTACCCGGTAGAACAGGGCGGTTACCCCATGTGCGTTCTGTACGATCGTGCCGCCCGGAACGGCCAATGCGAAGGTGTCAATTCGTTCGCTGAAGTAGTCGCGGATGTCCTTGCCAACGTCGATCGTCACCCCTCCGTCGTTGTCAGCCGTGCCGCGCATGAGAACTACCTGCGGGTCCGTGGCCGGGTTGGTGTATACTGACAACTCGCACACGATAGCGTAACGGTCAAGCCATACGCGGATCCCTCCGGATGCCGGGGTCACGGTACCGTAATCCGGCGCTTGGATCACGAGGAAGTCCGAAGGCGTGCCGTCTTGGTCGATCACCTTGGTAACCTTGCGGACCCCGGAGTATTTCCCACAGTCGCGAATGGTCACGGTCTGACCTACGGCGATCGGTACTGGCGTGCCGTCAAGGGGGGCCGCGTGCTCCACGAGGATATCCCCAACAGCTAATCCAGCCCCTAATGCGGTCACATCGGCGGCGTCGGCTACGCGGATCTCGATCACCTGTGCTCCGCTCTGGTCGCTTCGGTCGAACACGAATTGAAGCGGTCGGTAGGCCGATGCCGGGGATGCCGGTTGTGATATCGTGGAAGCTGCCATTTACGCCGCGAATGCTTTGTTGAACTGCGATAGCTCCGCGTTATCAATGTCGCGGAGGAACACTTGCAACAGGTCGCTCACCTTTGGTTGTGCGGATTCGATGGCCTTGGCGAATACGTTGATTCCGCCGGCCCGGTAGTCCTGCGTGCCGATCTCTCCGATACGGCGCGAAAGGGCGAACGCCGCGCCCGTTGCCTTGCTTTCGGTAACCAGCCCACGGGCCAGTAGCCAAGTCCTCAGCGGAGCGGCGGGTGGTCGCTTTCCGGGGCCGCGCCCGTTGCCTACGTAACGCCAATGCGAAAGGCCGGAAAGCGACCCGGTCATGGCTACGCCTTCGGATACCTCAACACCTAGCGAGCGTTTCATTCGGCTCGTGGCGTTGCGGTCTTCGCGGTCCATCGTATCAACGGCATCCGAACGAACCCCATTCAGGAAGTCGAAGAGCGCAGCCTTGCCGTTGATGAATACCGTGCTCATTTAGATACGCACCCATGTTGACGCCGCGACCTTGCGGATGCGGTAGATCCCAGAGGCCGCAACGGTGGTGAATGCTGCGCCGTAGATGGTATTTCCGTTGGCCGTCAGTGTTACGGCCGTGATTGCCGCACGGGAGAAAATGACCAACTCCTGACCGATCGCGCTGTTCGCATCGCTTGGGAGTACGAACGTCTGCGCGGCTATGGTTCCTGAATGGAGGCAGGCAATGATCTCGTTTGTCGATAACGTGTTGAACGTCTGCGTCTGGCCCGACGTAGGGGTTGGGGCTTGCGCCAGCGACTTGACCACAAGGCCGGATAGGTCTTGGTCACCCGTGTTCGTGCCGTCAGCCGAACCCGTTCCGGTAGCGTATGTTCCCGCTGCCTGCTTCCCGTCAAGGGCTGTTTGCAGGCCCGTAACGTCGCTGATCGCGTGCGAATGCGATGAAGCCGCCTTGCCGTCAAGCGCCGTCTGCAAGCCGGTGACATCCGAAATAGCGTGCGAGTGCGTGGCGTTGGCATAGCTGCCTGCGTCTTGCTTTCCATCCAAGGCGGTCTGTAGCCCTGTGACATCGGAAACCGCGTGAGTGTGACTTGCAGCAGCATAGTTTCCCGACGGCTGCTTATCGTCAAGGGCGATCTGAAGTCCGGTAACGTCCGAAATCGCGTGGACATGCTCCGAAGACGCCTTCTGCGCAAGTAGTGAATCAGCCTCTTCTTCCGTGTAATAGCGCGCGTCCCCTCGCTCGACGTTCAGGTATTGCGTGTGATCGTCATCAGCAAGGCCAGTGAGCGCGCCGTGGTCGCTTGTGCCACCTGTTCCACCCGTAGCCGGTGCCCATACCGTCTGCCCGTCCACCCGCGAGAGTACATCCCCGTCCTGTGGCGTGTCGCACGTCCGGATGGCCCCGCATCCCGTAGACGGGATTTCGATATCCGCCCCGTCCGTATTGGGGCAAACGGCGTTCGGGTCTTTGATCGTGAACTGAAGAAGGACGCCGGTTTCAAGCTGTGTCCCCTCGTCAAACTGCGTGGTGATCACCACGTTGTCGATCATATCCGGATCGACCGCGTTCAGCAGGGCGGCAATGTTCCCAGCCGAAGCGTCTGCTGCCTCGACTAGTTCATCCCTGACAAGGGGCGTGCGCTGCGTAGGGGCGGACGCCAGAACAAGCAAGCGCACAAGCTGTACGCGATGCAAGAACCCCGAAGGGTCTTTTGCCATGCGCGAGGTCCACTGGTCCCATATCGCGCAAGGGTAGGTCTTCTCCGATGGCTTGTCCTTGATCTCGTTCCAGACCGAATAGAACGTGAGGGCGGAATCCGTTCCGCCTACGGTCATCGAGGTCGCTTCGCAGGCGTCCTGAACAAGTTGCCGAACTCCGCCCGCTGTTAACACGCGCGCAATTTGAAACGCGCGCCCTTACAGGTTGGGCGGAATTTTAGCCCATTACGCCACCTTGTTACCCTGTGAGTGGTACTTGTTCGCCCTGTCCTGTATGCGCTGCTCTTCCGTAGCCCGGCACATTTCGGTGAGCACTTGCGAGCAGGGGTAGTCCGTGATCGTATCCCGGTACCCGTACATATCGCGAAGGTGGCCGATGTGCCTGACCGCGCTGGTCAGTTCGGCGTAGGTTCCCCACCGCTCGGTGTACTCTCTGGCTCCTGCTTTCTCAATGGCGGCGTCAACGCTTCCAAGTAGCTCAACCTGTGGCGCGTAGTCTCTCTGAATACGCTGCTGCTGAAGAAAAAAAAAGCGGCTACGGCCTGCGCGTCCACCATGCGGGCCTTGTGGAACAGGGCTATACGTGCGTCCTTCCAAGCATCCCAGCGTATGCGGTGGTCGTCTAGGCTTTCCCCCGGCATCTTTTCCGGGCCGTAGCCCTCGCCTTTCTTCAGGCAGTAGATCGCGAGCAAGTGTGGAAGGCGTGCCGATTCGCTGCATTCCATATCCGATGCTACCTGAAGGTCTAGGTATTGCCCGTAGTTGCCCTCTGCGTCGATATCCTGCGCTACTTGGAACTCCTGACCTTCCACCTCGATCGTGTACCGGTGGATCGACGCCTCTGCCAGCAGTTGCTTGGCGCGTTCGGCGGTCCAGTTCACCTTGGTTTCCTCGTCCTCTTTCTTCAATAGGGCGCGGATGTCGTGCGCCTTGGCCCATGCCGCCTTGCCATCTTCTAGGAGCTTGGCGTAGGCTCCCATCACCCCGTAGATCTCGTGCATCTTCATCACGCGGGCGATGCGCGATGGAACGCTGAACACGCGGGAAAGCGTCTCGTGCGGGGCTTCGTCGGCATTGTGGCCGTCAGCGATGCGGATGTATTCCTCGACGGTGATCTCCTCGTAGGTCTTCACCTCGATATCGTGGGCCTCTTGGTCGTCTAGGCGGATGCGGATTCTATACGGCGCTTGCGGGTCGTTCGTGTTGCTCATCTTCCCTCAAATCTAGTATTTCCGTCGTGAAGCCTGCGCGTCCCCTGCCACTTCATTCTCTTGCGCTGGGCCGTCTCCTTCAGCCCGTCAACAAACTTAGGCGATGCGGTCAAGGAAAGGAACTGGCGCATCACGATCATATCGGAAAGGTCGGGGCTTCTTCCAAGCCTGACTTTCGCCCCTTGCTCCGGGTGATCCTTGGGGTATATCCCCCACATCCCCGCTGTGTTCGTGCCGTTGGTCCGTAGCGTGGCGTATAGCTCCTGCTCGATCTCTTCCCGGTAGGCCGATGTCTCGAAGTACATCCCACGGGCGTTGATCAGGTCAGCCGTGCGGAAGTGGCATTGCGCCCGGAGGTTCTGGTAACTGAGCTTCTGACCAACCAGCGGAAGGGCCACCGTGCCACCTTGGTAGCTAGTGCCACCCTGTAGGTAGCTCTTCAGGTACGTTCCCAGCCCGTCCGCATCATACACGATATGCGAGCGGCCTATGCCGTGCTCCGTGGCCTTGCCCTTCAGGATGGCCTCGACTTCCTGCGGGGTCTTCTTGGTCATCACCGTCACCTCCTTCAATCGCCAACCCGACCACAGGCCCATCACGAACTTGTCCGATCCGTGCAAGGCGATGTCCGCGATCAGGCACTTATCCCCTTCGGGTACGTGTTCGTTCGTCCACAGGTCAGCGACGGCCCCGTATTCCACCAGCAGGGACGGGTCGGTCGTTCCTTGGCACAGGTACAAAGCATTGAACACGGCTTCCGGCATTGTCGCCTTCGCCTCGTCAAAGGCCGATTGCGGCATGATGCCCGCCGCGATGGAAGCGAGGGCCGTGGTCTTATAATACCGGAAGTTGTCGCTGGCCTGCATGGTCTTTGCCCACAGGTGCCAAGCCGATGTCTCCCCCTGATAGTTGCCGATGAACCGTATCCGGCACCCCGTCTTATCGCTTATGGACTTCAGGGCGGGCCACAGGCTCACACGGCAGCGCGTGAACTCGTCCACCACGATCAGCCGGACGTTACGGATGCCGAACAGGTGGTCGGGTTTCTCCGCTGTCTTATAGCACAGGATCCCGCCCTCCGGGGTGACGATCTCGCGAAGGGTGTCCGTGCATTTGTACGGGCCTATCGCCCCCGCTGCCTCTAGCTGGCGCTTGACGTTATCGTATACCGCGCGGGCTTGGTCTACCGTAGGGCATAGCCACCAGTATTCATCCCCTGCGACTACGGGCTTGTGGGCTTCTTGGAATAGCCAAGGCTCGAAGACCGTGGTCTTACCGGTCCATGTGGCACCCTCTACGCCGATGTACCGATGGGGGTCTTCGATCCACTCGCGTTGATAGTTCGCAAGGGTCGGGTATTCCCATTCGATGATCGTGTCAGGCACCCCACTTGTGTTTCACCGTCAACTCGCTATCCACCTTGCCCGTGTGCTCTGTGCGTGCGAGCTTGGGCTTGAAGTATTCCATCAGTTCCACAACGAGGTCAAAGGCCGCGCTTGGGTCCTCATTCCATTTCGCCTCGATGTGCGCACGCATCTTGTCTAGATTGCCTTCAATGATCGCCTTGCCGAAGTCCTCCCATTCCTGCGTGCGGACGTTCTTCGATCCGGGCTCCCGTCCGTTAGGGTTGCCGCTCTTGCCTTTCTCAAATGCCATTGCTGATCGCTTGCATTCTGCAACGCCTACCCTTGGACTTTCAAGGCGTTCTCTGCCTCTATTTCTTCGGGTGTAAGACCAACAACGGCGGGGTTTTCTTCGTTGGATTCCTGCTCAACAGGTGCCAGACTCTCCGGGGCCGTCTTCGGCAGCTTCCCCTCGCACAGTTCGCGGATCATCGAACGTAGGGCCACGATGTTCGTCTTCTTGGCCGGAGCATTGTGTATCTCGATGTGGGGTATTTCGCCCTCGGCCTGAACGAATGCCAGTACGTGATGGTCGGCAAGCTCCCTGTGGAGCATGGCGAGGACGTTGTTGAAGTCCTCCTTGCTTTCTGCGGGGACGCCTACTAGGGCGATTGGTTTGGGTGTGTTCATGCGTTCGTATAGTCTCGCGCTTGGAAGGGCAGCTTCAGGTGCTTGGTCTTGTTCATTTCCTTTTCAAAGACAACGATCGTGCAGGCGAGCTCCACCATTTCCTTGTCTGGAAGGTCTGACCCGCACTTCTTGGCGGCGTATATCCACCACAGGGCTTTTCTCTGGTCCTCGTCCATGCTCAGTGAATGCTTTGGCCCCTCATATCCTCTCGTGCCTGATCCGCTGCCTTGACCGTCTGCTGAAGTAGCAGGAACAGATCGCTATCGCATGAGCTGCACGCGGGGTCGAACACCTTGCCTATCAGGGCGGCGGCGTGCCTTGCTCTGGCCTTGTTGCCCTCTCCCCATTCTACGCGTGCTCCGTCCTTCCACTTTTGGGGCGGCATGGATTCCAGTACGTCGCGCATGATGGCTACGGCGCGTCCCGATATCACGAAGTCGGGTTCGTTCATATCTGGGCGTTAGTACGGGGATCGACTTTCTCTTCCTCGATTCGCGTCTTGGCCATAAGCGCCGCCTTGTGGATAAGCGTTGCGATCTCGGCCCATTTGTTAGGGTCGCCATGCTGAAAGGCGAAGCTCGTGGCCGGTGATCCTGTGAAGCGCTCGCGGTCCAAATCGCGGAAGTTAACCCCCTCTTTATTCCACAAGGGGGCAACGAAAGTGCGCGGGGTGATGCAGACTTGCCCAGTAGCGTGGTCGATCGCCAGTTCCACGGTCAGCTTCCCGTCATCAGAAGCGACCGCGAATGTTTCGAGCTTCTTCTTTGCGTTCACCATCCTTGAAAGTTCGGCGTGAAATAGTAGTCCTTCGTGCGTCCGGGTCGTTTGCGTGGTCGCTCTTCCGGAGGGTCGGCCTCAACGAAGCCCTGCGGGGCAAGAACCTTGTCGGCAAGCTCGCGGCTACCGGCCCATTTCTCCCGTCCGTCCGGGTGTCGCATGTAGATGGCCTTTGTCCTCATTCCTTGCCTTCCGTCATCCGACCTTACGGGGCCGAACGCCGGAAGCCCTTTGAACCAAAAGTGATCCCTTACCATGGGGATCCGATGCAAGTGTAATA